TTAAGCAAGCTACACAAATGGGGCAACTATTTGGAGTAACGCCAAGCGCACGTGGCAAGATTGAAACAGGCAAGAGCGCGCCAGTAAGTAAATTGGAACTTTTACAAAAATCAAAAATAGCATGAAAAAGAAAATTGAAACAACCGAGCCAGTGGAATTAACCGAGGGCGTAAGTTTTCGAATCGAGCCAAGCGGATTCCATTTTATCGTTAGCCGAGATCAAGGCAGCGGCTTTAAGCCATGTGGCAAGGATGGGCTTTGGAGCGATACGCCGCACCTTTACAGAAACCAATACCTTGCCGTTCAGGCAATGCTATACTTTAGTGAGAATAGCTGAGCAATATATTGAGGGCGTAACTACTGGGCGCGTAGTTGTGTGCGAACACGTGCGCAATGCCGTTAACCGTTATCTGTCCGACAGGGCGCAGGGTTGGGCGTTTAGTGAAAACTACGCGCAGCACGCCATCGACTTTATAGAACAGCTAGAGCACTCGACGGGCGACTATGCGGGCAAGCCGTTTAAGTTGGAAGGGTGGCAGGCTTTTATCGTTTGGAATCTGTTTGGGTTTCTCAATCCCGACGGATCGCGAAGATTTACGCGGGCTTATGTTGAGGTTCCCCGAAAAAATGGGAAATCTACTTTCTCGAGTGCGGTTATGCTTTACGGCTTAATGGCTGACGGGGAAAGCGCTGCGCAAGTTTATAGCGCGGCAACTAAACTCGACCAGGCAATGATGGTATTTGCAGAGTCTGTTAGGGTTTGCCAAAACGTCGACTGGCTTGCGGAATCGCTAACCGTTAACAACAGTGTAAACAATCGGCGCATCCTTTACGGGCAATCGGTGTATAAGCCCCTCGAGTGGAACCCAAGTAAACAGGACGGACTAAATACGCACTTTGCAGTTATTGACGAATACCACGCGCACCCAAACGATGAGCTTTATAACGTATTGCGCAACTCGATGGGGGCAAGGAGGCAACCGTTGTTATTCACGATAACGACCGCAGGCTTTAATCGTGAGTCGCCATGCTACAAACATCGCAATTACTGCGCGTCTGTTTTATCTGGGGCCATTGTAGACGATGCTTTGTTCAGCGTCATTTACACGCTCGACGAAGGCGACGAGTGGACCGACTCGGCAAACTGGGCCAAGGCTAATCCTAATTGGGGCATTTCGGTTTATCCGCGTCAGTTAGAGCAGGCTCTAACCGAGGCTAAGGAATTTGTACACAAAGAAGTTGAATTTAAAACTAAGTTGTTAAACGTATGGACCGACACGGCCATGACTTGGATTAATGACAGTACTTGGATGGAATGCGCCGAGTCTCAACAGCTAGACGGGATTTGTTACGGCGGTTTGGATTTGGCGAGCACTGGAGACTTTTGCGCCTTTACTTTGTACTGGCCCGAATACTCAGCGATTAGAACTTGGTACTTTTTGCCAAGCGAGGCAGCCTACAAAAGAAAGGACGCAGCGGGCGCTTCGATAAGGCAATGGATTGCAGACGGTGTAATTACTGCAACGGACGGGAACGTAACGGATTATAATTTTATCAAAGCGCAAATATTAGATTTGGCTTTAGAGTTTGATATTAAAGATATTGCTTATGACCGATTCAACGCTTCGCAGCTTGTAATTGATTTACAAAACGAGGGCTTGCAAATGTTTCCCTTTGGTCAGGGGTTTATTTCAATGAGCAGCCCGACGAAGGAACTCGAGCGCCTAGTAAAAGACGGCAGGCTTAAACACGATGGCAACCCAGTTACGCGTTGGATGATGGGCAATGTATTACTTGCAAATGATCCTGCGGGCAATATTAAGATTAACAAAGCAAAGAGCGGGGATAAGGTCGATGGGCCTGTATCTATTGTAATGGCTTTGGGCACGGCTATGCAGGATGCTGCCAAAGAAAAAGAAACAGACTTTTGGTTTATAAGCTTATGAGATTTGTAGACGACTTTATGAACAAGTATTATTTTAACCTGCCGAAATATCGGACTTATGAGGATGCCTACAACGCAACGGAAGCCGAGTATCTGGAAAGGTACGGCGTGCCAAGGTATAAAAACTACGACGTATTTCGCTCGGCTCTTTGTAGGTGGCTAGCCCAGGGGCGGAATAAATAAGATTTGTTAACAAGGCAGAATTTAAGGAGTTGTAATTTGCACCGATGAATTTAAGATTTTGGGAACGGAAAATAGAAAAGCGGTCAATGCTAACGCAGCCCGCGGACTGGTTCGTGAACACTTTAAATAATATTTTCGGCTACCAAACTAAAAGCGGGCAGGCGGTAAATAATACAACGGCGTTAAGCATTGCATCCGTGCACGCTTGCGTTAGAGTTATTGCGGATGGAATCGCGGGGCTAGGTTTGAAGTTGTATAAAGATGACGGGCAGAACAGGGATCAAATTATAATCCACTACGCCACAGCTTTAACTAACGAGCCTAACCCTTACCAAACAAAATACGATTTCACCAAGTATATGACTAGCCACTTGGCTTTAACTGGTAACGCTTACGCTTTTATTAATCGCGACGTGCGAAACATCGGCATAGAGTTGCACCCAATCGCGCCGCAGTATGTAACGCCTGTTATGCAGGACGGCCTTTTGTTTTACAAGGTTACACTTGCAGGATACCCGGGCATGATACCCGCTACTGAAATGCTACACTTCAAAGGAATGTGTGGCGATAATCCGCTAATCGGTTTAAGCCCAGTAGTATTGCACGCCGAAACTTTAGGCATTGACTTGGCAGCAATCAGCCAGAGCGCGGGAGTTTATAAAAATGGAGTATTGAAATTTTTGTTAACGTCAGACGCGCAAATAAAAATAGATCAAGCAGGGCCGTTAAAAAAATCACTCGACGATGTTATAGACGGGGCAAGCCGTAGCGCTGTGCTTCCCAACGGCATCAAGATGGAAAAATTAAGCCTAAGCCCTGAAGAGGCGCAGTATCTTGAGACCCGTAAATTCAGCAGCGAGGAAATCGCGCGAATCTTTGGAGTTCCTGCCTCTATGATCGGCGCAACCGCAGGGATCAAGTCAAGCGTTGAGCAGGAATATCAAGATTTTTATGCGCGAACTTTAATGAGCTACGCTATAAACATCGAGCAGGAACTAGCGCGCAAGCTGTTGACAGAAAACGACAAGCTTACGTATTACTTTAAATTTAATTTTAACTCACTATTGAGGGCCTCCGCTAACGAGCGAGCAGACTATTATAATAAAGGCATCCGCGGCGGCTGGCTTTCTAGAAACGAGGCGCGGGTTTATGAGGATGTTAACGCGTTTGATGGTGGCGACGAATATTTAATTGAAGCCAACTTAATGCCGTCAAGTCAGATTAACGAGTATATGGATGCCAAGATTGCTAACCTTATGGCAACCGCAGATAAAAACAATAACCCCGAGGGCGTAAATAACCAAACAATAAATTAAAATGAAACAAGAAAGGCGCACATTTACGGGCACCGTCCACACCAGAGCAGACGGCGAAGGCATGCCAAAAGAAATTGGTGGCATCGCTGCGGTTATTAATTCGGTAACTGACCTTGGATATTTTGAAGAGGTGATAATGCCCGGGGCGTTTGACAATGCTTTGAGTAAAGATTACGATATCCGTTGTTTGTTTAACCATGAAGCCGACTTAATTTTGGGCCGCACAAAGGCAGACACTTGCAGAGTGTTTGTAAATGGTGAGGGAAATTTAGAATATACTTGGGTTCCAGATTACGAGAACCCTACGCACATGTCAGTAGTTAGATCTATTATGCGCGGCGACATTACTCAAAGCTCATTTGCATTTACAATCAAAGAACAGTCTTGGAGCGAAAGCGAAAAGTACGGCACAATGGGAAAGCGTACTATTAAAGTTATTGAGGATCTATACGACGTGAGCCCTGTAACTTATCCTGCTTATGAAGATACAGAGGCAGACGCTCGCAGCATTGCAGCAATAAGAGACCAAGAGATTGAAATTGAAGCGGCAAAACAAAGTCAAGTAAGCGCGGATATTTTGAAACTTGCATTAGCCAGATATACAAACTATTAAAAAAAACAAAAATCATGAATAAAATTAAAGCCCTAAAAGAAGAGCGTGGACGTTTGCTCGGCGAATTGTCTACCTTGCAGTCAACTATCGAGCGCGAAGCGCGTTCTATGGCTGACACTGAAACCAACCGCTTAAGCGAAATCGAGGCTCGTTTGGGCGCGATCAAAGCAGAGGTTGAAACCTTGGAGAAATTGCAAAACCTTGCAGCTCAAGCAGCAGGCCACAGCGCAAGCCGTAGCGAAGAGAAAGAAAAGTCTAACATGGCTAAAGATTACAGCTTTAAGCGCGCAATGGAAATGGCTATCACTGGCCGTCGTGAAGGCGTTGAGGGTGAATTTTCTGCAATGGGTGGATCTGAATTTCAGCGCTCAGGTGTAAGCGTTTCTGCTCACTCTATCAAAATCCCTTCTGAAGTATTCACACGTGACATGACTGCAACAGGCGGAACTTCTGGTTCTGAAGGTGGTGTAAACGTTCAAACTTCTGTTGGTTCAATTATTGACGTTTTGTTGCCTCGCACAGTATTGGCAGGTTTAGGCGTTCAGCGTTTGAGCGGATTGGTTGGTAACTTGGATTTGCCAACAGCATCAACTTTGCCAAGTGCAGGTTGGAATACTGAAAACGGTTCTGCTACTGAAAAGAGCCCTGCTTTTTCAAAAATCACTTTTTCTCCTAAGCGTTTGGCTGCTTACATCCAAGTTTCTAACCAGTTGATGTTGCAATCTAGCAACTCAATCGACGGGTACGTTCGTAACTGGTTGTTAAATGCAATGGCACAATCTTTGGAAACTGCTGCTATTAAAGGTGGTGGATCTAACGAGCCTGTAGGAATTATCGGTAACGCTAACGTTAACGTAACTTTCGCAGGTGGCGCAACTTCTAACTCTACCAACGCTAACGGAATCGCTCCAGTTTGGGCCGATGTTGTTAACTTGATGAAAGCCGTTGAGAACGCTAACGGAAACGGTGTTGCTTACTTGACTAACCCATTGGTGAAAGCTAAATTGCAAACTACTGCCCGCCAATCTTCAGGTGTTGAAGGTAACTTTATTTGGCCTTCTGGTGGTACTGATTTGAACGGTTACAATGTTCAAACAACTACCTTGGTTCCTAGCAACTTGTCTAAAGGTTCTAGCTCTACTTTGTCTGCAATGATCTTCGGAGACTTCAGCAAAATGGCTATCGCTAACTGGGGCGGTATGGAGTTGACAGTTGACCCGTATAGCGGAGCTACTGCCGGCTTGACTAACGTTGTGCTTAACGCTTATTTGGATTGCAACTTGTTGAACCCTGCAGCCTTCGCGGTTTGTAAGGACATCGTTGCCTAAT